AATATCGGGCCGTTATCTGAGCCGCGAGATCACGCAGCGTAATCTGGACATGAGTTTCCAGGAGGCGGTTGAGGAAGCCGTACCGCATGGCTGCACAATACTCAAATCGATGTGGACGCATCACGGCATGGATGCTCGCGTGCTCATGCCGTGGCAATTCGGGGTGTACCAGGAGAGCGAAACCGAACTCGACCGGCAAGAGGCGATGTTTGAGCGGACGTACATTACGCCGGAAGAGTTGTGGCGTCGCATCAGCCATCGCGGTGATGCCAAGGAACTGTTCAAGCGCGCGGTCGCCTATGCGCGCCGACAGAGCGACGATGTAGCCCCGCCGGGGTTCATGAATCAGATGTTGCTCTCTGGGTCGCCACCCTTGATCCAAGATCAGGGGGCGGCGGCATCGCCGGGTGGGTTGATTGCGTTGAGCGGCACGCCGGCCGTGGCGATGCTCCCGGCGGAGATCGCCGAAGGGCTGATCTGCGCGTACCAGGGATGGGTCGTCAATGACGAGACGGGCGACTATACGACTGTGCAACTGATCGATCCCGACATTCTCATCGCGCCTCGGATGATTCGATCGAACCTGTTCATCCCGCACGAGCATCCTTACACGGTGGTGCGGATCAATCCGCAGCAGAGTTACTTCTGGGGCCGGTCTGAGCTTGCCGATCTGGTCAAGATGCAGGCGCTCTTGCGTGATCGGTTCAAGGACGTGAAAAAGATCATGTCGCTCCAGTATGACCGCATCCGCGCCTTCATCGGTTTCTCGGGGATGAACGATGAGAAATACGATCAGTTGATGAATGAAGGCTGGCTTGCCGAGGAACAGCCGGGGGGCAAGATCGAGGATTTGACGCCGAAATTGCCGGATAATTGGGCCGCCGATATCAAGCTGATCGAGGATAGCTTTGACCAGGTGGCCGGCTTCGACAATGTGCTGAGCGGCAGGGGCGAACAAGGCATCCGTAGTGGCAACCATTTCCAGGGCGCGGTACGGCAGGCCAGCCCCCGGCTCCGCGACAGGGCATTGCGTGCTGAGCGGCAGTACGCGGCCTATGGCGAGAAGAACCTGTGGCTGACGGCCGCCAAGGATGCGCGAGCGCATTGGACGGCGAGCGAGGACATCCAGGGCAAGAGCGATTTCTTATTGTCGCAACTACCAGACGATACGCGCGTGCTGGTCGACAGCCATACGACCAGCCCGGTTTACGAACAAGACCATGCGAACACCGCCGCCTTCCTGTTCAAGTCGGGGGCGATCGATGCGGAGGATTTGCTTGACCTGCTGCCGATCCCGAACCGTGACATGCTGAAAGAAAAGCTGAAGAACCGCGAGATTTCAAAACGGCAATTGCTGCAAAGCTTGCCGCCGGAAGCGATGGCGAAGGAACTTGGCGCGGGCGGCGGCCACAAGCCCCATCATTAGCCTGAGAAGCCATACGTGCCCTTGATCGATTGATTGAGGGCAATGCCGACGCTCGGCGCGTCGATCACATCCTGCGCCACGTCCGGCGGAACCCCGTGGTAGATCACGAGTCGTCCAGCCGGGTGTTTCACGGCCGGGATGAAACGCACATGCAGGTCGTTGGTGTCCGCGTCGTAGCCGATCTGCCAAACGGCGGACGACTGCACAGTCTTCATTTCAACGGGCATGGCGTCTATCCGCAGATATCTTTGATGGCCTGTTCGAGGTAAGGCGACAGCGTGATGAAACCTGCACCTAGCATCGCGTCAGTCGCGGGCACTTCTTGAGCGTATAGGCGACCGAGTTCGTAGATATAGGATCGGTCGTTAGAGGCGATCTCTGTCCATCTACCCGAGCGGAAGTCCTCGATTCCCTTCGTAAACTCAGGAAATGATTTTTGAAGAATTTGGATATTGATAGCTCGGATCACTGTACTTGCTTCCGCCCCAGGAAGGCTCATGGTGAGGGCTTCCCCTCTGCCCAAGCATCTATATCGGCGCGTTTGTATTGGTATCGTCCGTGCCACAGATGAACGGGTGGGCCTTTCCCGTTTCGCCTCCAATAGTAGAGAGTAGAGATCGGTCTGCCGAGAATGTCGGCGACTTCTTTGGGGCCTAGCCAATTACGCGCAATCATCCGCTCTCACTAATTCGCAATGTTTCGCGCACACTAAAAGATTTGCGCATTGTTGGCAAACGCAATCTATGCGTTGTGTTGAGTTGACTAGTCGTCTCTCCGTGCCTCACGGCCTACGGCCGGGTGGCGGGAACGAGGAACCCTCGGGGGTAGGCTGGTCAGTGTGCAACCCAACGGGAGATGCCCGATGCGTTACGATCCTTCGCTGAAGCGCATGAAGCACCGCGGTCGTCGCGGCCGGCGCTAGGCACTTCTGAAGTGCCCGAGGTTCCTTCTCCATCGTTAGCCGGCGCACCGCCGCCTCCAGCCGCAGGTGCCGGCACGTTACCGGGTCAGCCGCCTTTCGGTTCCTCCCCGATGACGATGCCGACGCCAAATCGCGGATTGCAGGCAGAAGCAATGGCTTTGGTGGAGAAGGCAACTCGGATGCTTGAAAAGGCGCTGCCGGGCCTTGGCGCGGAAACCGAGCCAGGGCAGGCAGTGATGAAGGCAATCGCATCTCTATCGAAGCATGTTCCCGAAGGCTCGACTTCCAGCGGAATTCAGAACACGGCAATGCAGAATTTTCTGATGCAGCAACGGCAGGGCGGTCCCTTGGCCGGCGTGTTGGCTGCGCTTCAACAGGGTGGCGGGGCCGGCGGTGCAGGTGGACAGCCGCCGGGTGCCACGCCGCCGCGCCCGCTTCCGGCAATGTGACGGAGAAAAACGATGGCTCGTGAAATATTCGGTTCGCTGCCGACTTCGGTTCCGAAGGACAGCCGCGATGTTGTTCGCGTCGCGTTTGACGAACAGGAGATGGGCGCTCGTAAGACGCACATTCCTCGCCTCGGGAAAAACCGGTTGGTTATTTCTCACGTGAAGCAGGGCAGCTAACCGATGCCGCTTATTGAAGTTGAAGACCAGATTCTTTCGGCTCTCGCTCAGCAGGGCGTTCGCTATACCGACGCCAGTTCCAGGGCGCAACGCATGGTGCAGTTGGAAAAGGCGTACACCGATCTCAACGGCGGCGAGCATCGCCACGAATGGCTGGCGCTGCTCGAAAAACAGTATCCTGAACTGAAGCACCCCGAGCTTCATCATCCGGCCATCTCCAAAGTCAACGAGCTTGAGGCAAAGTTGGCTAAAATGGAGGAAGAGCGGCTTGAGCGGGAGAAGAAGGCCGAAGAGGAAACCCGTACATCTGCCGCGCACAAGACCGTTGCCGATGGCCGCACTTGGCTGCGTCGGCAGAAGAAACTCGATGACGAGGGCGTCGAGGCGATCGAGAAGCTGATGCAGGAGTATCAGATTCCAAACTACGAAATCGCCTTCAATCATTGGTCGGCGCAACAGCCGCCGCCGCCGGTTGATCTGCCAAGCACCTACGGCGGCCCGTCGCTCGACTGGTTCAAGGCTGATGACTCGCAGCCCGACAAAGCGCTTCTTTTGAAAGACCCGGAAGCCTTCAAGGCCAAGGAACTTGCCAAGTTTATAAATGAGCAGCGCGCTGCCCGCAGGGCGGCATAACGGGGGATTATAGGCGTGGCATTTCCGCTTTCCGGCCAGGGTATCGCGCCGCCAGCAGGCAGCGTTTTCAACGAGTTGGACGGACTAACCAGACGCGCTTACGTGCCGATGGTCGTCACAAATCTGTACTATGCGACGCCATCGCTGTTCATGTTGATGGGCGCGGCGCAGCGGGCAGCGGGCGGTCTGAACCAGATCACGATTCCCGTTCAGGGCCAGTCGATGGTTCAGGGCCAATGGACCGGGTACGGCGGCAACTTCAACAAGCCGCAGATCATTCCCGGCGTGCAACCCGCCCAGTGGATGCTTTCCTACTATACCGTGCCTATTCCCTTCGTCATGGGCGAGGCGCTGATTCAGTCCACCGAGGCAATCGTTCCGATCCTCGATGTTCGGATGAACGACGTTTTCGCCGTCATGGTGCAGCAGTTCGGAACGGCGCTGTTTACCAACAACAGCAGTAACTCCCTGATGCCGCAGGGTTTTGTTGAAGCTTTTGACGATGGGACGGCGGTTCCGGTTTACGGCGGCATCAGCCGCACCACGGCGGGCAATGCTTTCTGGCAGTCCAACGTGATCACCAACGTCGGCGCAAACAACACCCGCCAGGCGTGGTCCACCTATCTCTTGCAGGTCACGAACCTCGCGGGCGGCGAATCGCCCGACGCGGTGCTCTTGTCGCCCGGCGACTTCGCGACCCTCGCTGCCCAGTTTATCGGTGTCGAGCAGATCAACGTGTTTCCTGGTCGCAACTTCAGCGCCGACACCACGATCCGCTCCGGTTTCCCCAACATCTCCATCAACGGTGTTCCGTTCTTCCTGGATCATTTCGTGCCCACGGGCACGGCGTACATGATGAACAGCAAGTATTTCGCCATGTACTTAAGTGAAGACGCGCAGTTCGATCTCACGCCGTTCTATTCGTTGGTGCCGCTTGGGCAAATGGCTCAGGTGGCAGTGGCGTATGCGGGGTATAATTTAGTAAACTCGAAGCCGGTGTCAGGAGCAAAGCTTACGGGCATTGCTGGCGCTCCCTTCTGATTTGTGTGAATACCTGTGATGACCAGAAGCCTGCAAGGAAATATCTGAGATGGCAATAGGTGGAGTCGGCCTACCGCTCCCATTCCCTCAAGCGTCGGTTCCGCCGCTTCCGTACAACTTCGCCAATATGCCCGCCTCGCAAGCGTTCACGCTGGTGGCTGGCGGCGCGCTGCTGGTGCCGCCGGGCATGTGGATGATCTATCTCGGATCGTACTCGTGGCTGCAATGGCA